GAGGATTGAGTATATAGTTTGTATCTGGTAGGTTTGGTAAGTATATTTCGTCCATATTATGAGAGAAGCTTTTGCTAAAGCCTTAGTGCCTGTAACCATAATAACTTTTGTAGGAATTATGGCACTAGCTCCTTTGTACGTCACCATGTCTATGATGACAAGGCAGATGCAGCATAAAAATAATTAACTATTTACCTTTAGTTTTCATAGCAGCGTTATGTGCTTGAGTAAAAGTTTTACCTTTCAACATAAGCTTTTTCATTTCATCTATATGTTTTTTTGTATGACCATGTGTTTTCTTATGACGAGCTAAAGCGTCAAGCTGTCTTTTTGTTAGTTCTTTTTTTTGTTTTGTTTTTAGCATTTTTTTTGTTTCTTAGTTTAGCAAGATCACTACTATCAATTCTATTGTTTTTATTTTTATCTAATTTTCTTTGTTTAGGAGTAAGTGGCATAACGATTTTTAGTTATATTAACTTTACCTTATATAAGTTTTTGTTATAATTCAACTAACTTCACTTCCATTTTGACTCTTAGCAGAGTTGATTTGTAAGTTAAAAGTGCCAGATACGTCTGATAACACTTTTACGTCATGGATAAGAAGTCTGTAAACCCTTACTATTACTAGAAAAATGGCTAATGCCACAGTATCAAGGCTAGGACTTGTTAACAATACAGGTACAGACTTTGATGCGTTATTTTTAAAAACGTTTTCGGGAGAAATTCTAACAGCTTTTGCTGAAAATAATATTTTCAACGAAGCAATGCATACCGTTAGATCTATCGCAAGCGGAAAATCAGCACAATTCCCTGTCTTGGGTACAGCTACAGCAGCGTATCATACGGTCGGCACTCCTTTGGTTGGGGCAAACCAAATTAAAGCCAATGAAAAGATCATAAATATTGATGATCTATTAATATCACAGGCTTTTGTAGCGGACATAGATAGTTTGAAGAACCACTATGACGTTAGACAAACCTATAGTGCGGAGCTTGGAAAGGCACTTGCCAGAACTTTCGATCAAAACGTAGCGAAGGTAATCGCTAATGCGAGTCGTGCATCTACTACTCTTAGCGGTGGTAATGGCGGTCTAGTGTTAACTCTTGCTTCTGGTAATACTGCATCTGCAAACGTTACTGGTGATGAGTTAGCTGCTGCTATTTATGACATTGCTCAGACATTTGACGAAAGAGACATTCCTACTACAGATAGATTTGTAGTTTTACCACCTGCTGAGTATTACAAACTTGCAGAGTCAGCAACAAGAACAATAGATGTTGACTTTAATCCAGGAGGTAACGGTTCTTTTGCATCAGGTAGAGTACAGCAAATTGCTGGTATGCCTGTAATGATGAGTAACAATGTTCCACAGTCAAACGTTGGATCTAACCCATCAGGTGCAAACAACACATACTCAGGTGACGATAGTAAAACTATTGGACTTGTATTCCATAAATCTGCTGTAGGCACAGTTAAGTTGATGGATATGACAACTGAAATCTCAGGTGCAGACTACAACTTAATGTATCAAGGAACATTGATGGTTGCTAAGTATGCTCTCGGTCATGGAATCCTAAGACCAGAAGCAGCAGCAACAATTAAATTATCTGCTTCCTAAATTACTAAAATGGGGTATCTTATTACTAGATACCCTTTTTTTTATGCCAAAAGGAATAGGTTACGGTAGTTCCAAGACAAAACCTAAGTCTAAAAAAAAGAAAACTACTAAGAAAAAGAAAACCACAAAAAGAATGATGTAATTATGGCTAAGAAAAAACTTGGTTTATACGCAAACATCCACGCAAAAAGAAAGCGTATTAAGGCTGGATCTGGTGAAAGAATGAGAAAGCCAGGTAGTAAAGGTGCTCCTACCGCAGCAAATTTTAGAAGAGCAGCTAAGACTGCGAAGAAAAGATGACAATAGCAGCTACAACAGAATTAGAAGCTATTAATGTTATGTTAGGTGCGATAGGAGAAGCACCTATTAACTCTCTTACAGGAACTTTGCCAGTAGATGTAAGAAATGCACAAAGTATTTTAAACGAAGTAAGTAAAGAAGTACAAAGTGAAGGCTGGTCATTTAATTATGAATATGATGTAGTGCTTACAAAGGATGCTGGAAATAGTGTTGCATTACCTACAAATGTTCTACGTGTAGATGTAAGTGTTGCAAACCATCCTGATATAGATCCTGTACAAAGAGGATTAAAATTATACGATAGAAAAAATCATACTTTTTCTTTTACAGAAGATTTAAAAGCTGAAATAGTATATTTTATAAAATTTGATGAGTTACCAGAACCAGCAAGAAGATATATAAATATAAAAGCTGCAAGAATGTTTGTAGATAGAACTATAGGTGATGATGGTTTACGTACTTATACACAACAGGACGAAGTAAGAGCTAGAGCAGTATTATTAGATAGTGATGCTAGTATTGCAGACCATAATGTTTTAACAGGAGATCCATCAATCTCAGGTAAGTTTGGTACATTTATGCCACATAAAGCATTAATTAGGTAATTATGGGTGTTGTATCAAGAGCTATACCTACTTTATTAAGAGGTATATCGCAAGCTGCTGATGCTACAAAGCAAGCGGATCATGCAGACTTACAAGACAATGCAAATAGTAGTCCAGTACAGGGATTAACAAAACGTAGTGGATCACATTTTATTACTGCAATAAGTAATTCAACATTAGGAAATGTTCATGTACAAACTATAAATAGAGATACAACAGAAAGATATATAGCAGTATTTAGTAACGGAAATGTAAAAGTCTATGAATTAGATGGTACGGAACTTACAGTAAACAAACCAGATGGTACAACATATTTAAATACATCTAATCCTAGAGATCAAATAAAAACTGTTACGATTGCAGATTTCACTTTTGTTGTAAATACAACTATTACTGCTGCAATGGATAGTGCCTTATCTCCTGGCAACATTACACAGGCTATAGTATTTGTTAATCAAGTTTCAGATAAAACTACATATAAGGTAACTGTAAATGGTTCTACAGCGTCACACGATACCTCTTCTGACGATCCATTAAGTACAACAACAGTAGCAACACAATTAAAAAATTCATTAAATTCTAGTTTGTCTGGATTTACGATTGCACAAAATGGTGCAGTATTACATATAAAGAAAAATGATGGTAGTGATTTTTCTATAGATGGTAATGACACACAAGGTAATACACAGCTTACTATTGTAAAAAATTCAGTACAGAGATTTACAGATCTTCCAAGAGTTTCACCACATGGATATGTAGTAGAAGTAAAAGGTGATGAAACTACAAATTTTGATAATTATTACGTAAAGTTTGTAGCTAATAACAGTACTGTTGATGGCACGTTAGAAGAAGGCCAATGGGAAGAAACTGTAGAAGCTGGTATTACATTTAAATATGATTATGCAACAATGCCACACGTTCTTGTAAGACAGGCAGATGGTAACTTTAGATTTGCAAGAGTTGATGGTGATACATATACGATAAGTGGTACTGATTTTACTTTACCTAAATGGGGAGAAAGAACTGTAGGAGATTTAGAGTCAGCACCAAACTCTTCTTTTATAGGTACAAAAATAAACAATGTATTTTTCTTTAGAAACAGATTAGGATTTTTAGCAGATGACAATGTAGTGTTATCAAGAGTTTCAGAGTTTTTTAATTTTTTTCCAGAAACAGTTATTACAGTAGTAGATTCAGATCCTATAGATGTAGCTGCATCACATACAAAAGTAGCGATATTAAAAAATGCTGTAACAATGGGAGAACAATTAATATTATTTTCAGATCAAACTCAATTTGTATTAGCTAGTTCTTCTGATACATTAACTCCAAAAACTGCAAACATTATTGTTGCTACAGAATTTGAAAGTAGTGATTTAGTTGCACCTGTTGGTAGTGGTGCATCTATATATTATTTAACTGATAAAGGACAATTTGCAGGTGTAAGAGAATATATAACACAAGAAAAAGCAGCTATAAAAGATGCTGCAAACATTACTATTCATGTTCCTAGACTTATACCAGCTAATATATTTAAATTTGCAGTATCAACTAACGAAGATGTTTTAATATTACTAGGTGCAGATGAGCCTAATAAATTATATGTAAATAGATGGTTGATAGGTGATAACAATAGAAAGATACTTAATTCTTGGTCAACATATACCTTTAATGCAAACAGAAGTATAAAAAATATAGATTTTATAGGTACAGATTTATTTATTTTATTTGAAGAAGCCAATAAGGTGACGTTAGAAAAAATACCTTTTGAAGCAAATTTCAGAGAAAATTTTGCAGAGTTTGAGTTTCATTTAGATCATAAAGTAACAGAAGCCACTACTGGTGTAAGCGTGTCTTATAACTCAGGTACAGATGTTTCTACATTTACAGTTCCTTATCGTTTAAGAGCAAAGATGACGGTAGTGGGAAGATACTTAAATACAGGAGAAACAAGTACATTTGTAGATACGCAAGGTAATACAAAAACATTAAAACCAGGACAAGTATTATTAACTTCTAATGCTGTAGATGGATCTACATCAACAATTACTATTAGTGGTGATTATAGAAATAGTAAATTTATAATAGGTGAATCATATGAAATGCATTATAGATTTAGTCAACAACGTCTTACACAATCAGGTAATAATAATCAGGGAGAAATAATTAGTGGTCGTTTACAGCTACGTAATTTTTATCTTAAATTTGAAGATACTGGATTTTTTAAAGTAGAAGTTACACCAGAAAATAGAGATACAAGTATTCATAAATTTACAGGTAGATTTTTAGGTGCTGCATCTAGTTCTATTGGTGACATAAAATTAGAAACAGGTACATTTAGATTTCCTGTTATGAGTAGAGCAGATAGGGTAACTATAGATGTGAAAAATGACACGTTTTTACCTACACAATTAGCAAGTGCAGAATACGAAGCACAATTCCACATAAGGAGTAAAAGGATTTAATGGGATATTTACGTAAATCAAATAATAAAGATTTAGATCATGTAATAAAAAACATGAGAGTGATAGATAAAATAGAAGCTTATTATCAAAGTGGTCAAACACCAGAAGATGCAGTAGCTTATAGTTATTTATGTAGTAAAATCACAATGACTGTTGCAGGGGATCAAGATCAACCAATGGGATTATGTGGAGTAGCACAAGATAAATGCATATGGTTTGTAGCTACAGAAGAATTATATGCAACAAAAAAATACAGAATACAACTTATTAGAAAAGGTAGAGAATGGGTTAATAGTTTATTAAAAGATCACGATTATTTATATAATTATGTTTATAAAGAAAATAAGAGTGCTATTAAATGGTTGAGATCTATGAATTTTAATTTTATTAATTTACATGAAAATTATGGACATAAACAACAACCGTTTTATGAATTTATGAGGATCGTATAATGTGTATTTTTGCTGCTCCTTTAGCTGCGGGTGCTGCGGGTGCTGGTGCTGGACTTAGTTTCGGTGCTGCTGCTGCATTACCATCTTTAGGTGCTGCTGCTGCAATTCCTACATTAGCTGCTCCTGGTTTATTTACTGCTGCGAGTGCAATTCCATTAGCAAGTACTTTTGCTTTACCAGCTTTAGGTGTTGCAAGTAGTAGTTTTTTAGGGTTAGGTGCTGCTGCAAAGCCATTTTTAGGCAGACAAGTATTAAATTTAGGTACAAATTTATTAAAAGGTTTTGCACAAAGAAGAGCACTAAACGCACAGGCACAGTACGCATATGAAGCTGCTAGAAAAGGTGCTATAGCTGCTGACTTGGCATTTCAAAGAGAGGTAGAAGCTACAGCAGCAAGGTTAAAAGAAGAAAGGGCTTCTGCTGCACAAGAAAAACTTACAGCTACTATAAAAGGACTTAAAGCAAAGGCAACTATAAGAGCAACAGAAAGAGCAGGTCTTACAATAGATTTACTATTACAAGATGCAGAGAATCAAGCTGCTAACTTAAGGGAAGCAATATCACAAACTATGGAATCACAAACTAATCAATATTCTAGGGATGTACAAGCATTAGAAGCAAAGAGAGATAGTAGATTTAATCAACAAGAAGATATACAAAATCAAGCATATGTAAATGCACAGAAAGCACCTACACTATTAGATACGGTTGCACAAACAACTAATCAAGGACTACAAGATTACACAACCCTACGACTTTTAGCATGACCGACTCTTACATAGGAACAGAATTTAAACCTGCTGCAAGGCCAAGAGACACCTTTGTAACTCAAAGTAGGATTGCACCAGTTAATACACAAGATGCTATAGGTCAATTAGCTAGTGCATTATCAACAATAAATCCTGGATTAAATAAACTAATAGAGCAAAATATAAAAGAAAAAATTGCAGAAGATCAGGCAGAAGGACAAAGGCAAGCTATAGAAGAAGTTGTAGATAGTGGTGGATTTTTAAATGTTGTAGATAATTACAGAAAGAAAAATGGTGATGTAGCTGCTAATAATTTGATTGGTGGAAGTATGTTTATACAAGGTCAATATGAAAGAACAAAAGCAAAGTTAGGAGAGCAGTCATTAAAAAATGCATTAGATAATGGATATACAAACACTTTATTACCCTATGTAGATCCAGAAACAGGAGAGACAAAAGAAAAACCTATAAATGCTTTTGCTCCTAATGATCCTGTTGTACAGGCTTGGAGGGATGGCATAGTTAAAAAACATACAGATAAGTTAGGTGATGTAAGACCATCATTTCTTAATAAGCATTTTTATCCAAAGATGCAAGAACACGTTTTTAATAATGCAAATCATCATATAAAAGAGCATAGAAAATATAACATTACAAGAATACAAACACAGTCAACACAAGTAGTTACATCATTTGCAGCAACATATTCTAAATATAGAGGTATAGAACCTTATACAGCAGCAGAATTAGAACAAATAGAAAATGGTAGTTTTGAAGGTGAAGTAGATCCTAATCGTAAGTCATATGCAGAGTCATTACAGTTAGTACAAGGTTATGCAGAAGGACTAAGAAATTTAGGTCTTACAGGAGATAACGCAAGAAAAACATTTGATATATTATCTAAATCTATTATTAATAATGCAAAAATATTAGCTGCTAGTGGTAATCCAGCAGATCAACAAGTAGCAAGAGATTTTCCTGTTGTAATGGCAAGCCTTATAAGGTATGGAAATGATGGTGGTACTTTAATAAACCATCCAGAATTTAAAGAAGAGTATGCAAAATTTCAATACAACTTTGATGACCAGGCAAGAAAAAGAATAGAAGGCAGACAAAAGCTAGGTAATACCTTTGCTAATCAAGAGTTCGATAAAGACATGAGAAATATATGGTATAAGACAGAAGAGGTAAATGGAAAAACAGTTGTAACTACTAGGTCACGACAAGAAGTACAACAAGAATTTATGAAACTACAAACAAAATATAGAACTATTATTGATAAAGTAAACGAAAGAGGTTATGCCGATAATATAGAACTAAAAACAGATTTAGAAAAACTTAAAAGTTATATGAAGTATGGTTACGGAGCAGAAGATACAACTCTTTTACTTCAACTCTTAGGAGAAATACAAGCAAACCATCCTACATTAGATGATAAAGCATATAAAATGATAGATCTAGTACGAGAAGATATAGCAAAACATGAAACTATTGCAGACAGGATAGAAGATACAAGGACAGAAATATATAAAATCACTAACCCTTATTTTGGTATTTTAGGTTTTGGTCAATATGGCAAAAATTTTAGTCAACAACGTCTTAATAAATTTACTATTGAGACAGATAAATTAATTAGACAATACTACAATAGTCGGTTAAAAGTTAAAGAAGATAATCAGGGTTTATATTTTTACGGACATGATGCAGTTGATTTTGATACTTTTAAACAAAATATAATAGTATCAGCACAAGTAGCGACAGGGAATATTACATTAGCAGAAGCGTTAGAAGATAATCCTAATTTTGTATATATGTATGATGTCACTAAAATATCACCTCAAGCTAATTTTGCTACAACAAATGAGAAAGGAATACTTAGTGTTGTTAGACCAGGAGAAGAGGATAAACGAACAAGAGTACCAGAATTTACAGGAGTAGGATCTAATACTATTAGAGATCAAAATACAGCTAATATTGCAGCAGAAAGAGGTCTTACATTAAATCCAGAAGCAAGTCAAAAAGAAGGTAGAGCAGTATTTGATAATCAAACAAGAACAAACAACAATACAGATGGTGTATTTAATGATGGATTAAGTACTGAAATAGAAAATGACAATAGTGAAATTAATAATGTTGTTAATAATGGAGAGAATGTAGAAGAAGAAACTAATTTAGATGTAGAAGTAGAACCAGTAGATACAAATAAAGCGAATAGGGTGTCTGGTGCAGTATTGAAGAAACTGATAGATAGTAATGTTGTTACATTTAGTGCTGGTAGTTATGTAGATGATGACGGTTTCGTATATATACCAAATGAACCTATAACAGTAGAAACAAAAGTAGGAAACAAACCATTAATAGAAAATAATAAAAATGTATTTGAACAAGATCCTATAGATGAAGGTGGTTATGTAAAGAGTATTTCACCGTCAGTATTTGAAAGATTACAACAACAAAATCTTATAAAGACTGTAGAAAAAGATGGTAATACTTTATATGAAAATGTAATGTCAGGTGAGTTGTATCAGGTACGAGGTGAATTACAAAACCAAAATATTAAAAGCGATATACCTGACGAAGTAAAAACAGCACCAGGTTTTGATGTAAATGCTATACAAAACAAATCGCAAGTAGAACCTTCAGTAGCGAGTCCTATTACACAGGAAGATATAGATAGAGAAAAAAGAAGAGATTTATACGATAGTAAATCAATAAAATATACTGTTAAATCAGGAGATAATTTATCTGTAATAGGTAATAGATATAATGTTACAGCAGAACAAATTATGGATAGAAATAATTTAACAACAGATGTTATACAACCAAATCAAATACTAGAAATACCATATAATCCTGTTAATGAAAAATTTGATTTTAAATCAAAAAACATTAAAAAATTTGAAGATTTTGGAGGTTTAGCAAAATTGATTAGAGGAGGTGAAAGTAGCAATAGATATAATGTAGTTAATGATGGCACTACTGAATCAGCAAGGATAATTAATAACCTAGAAAATATGACTATCAACGAAATAATTGCAATGCAAGATCGTAAAGAAGTTAATGCTGTAGGTGCATATCAATTTATAGGACAAACCCTAAAAGAAGTAGTTCCAATAGCAGGTTTAACAGGTAATGAGAAATTTAGCAAAGATGTACAAGATCGTTTATTCTGGGCTATTGTTGTAAATAGTAAATATAGAATAGATTTAGAAGATTACTTATTTGGTCTTTCAGATGATGTAATTGGTGCAGTAGATGATTTAGCAAAAATATTTGCAGCAGTTAAGAAATCAGACGGAACTGGTGAATATGATAATGACGAAGGTAGAAATAAAGCTAATATAGATTATAAATTAACTGTAACAGCATTGCAAAATGCACGTAAAAAATTACTAGGTCAATAATGACTAATTCAAATCCAAACTTTAACCCAAACATAGACGAGACAGATACAGAAGAAGCTAACATAGCACCTATAGGTGATTTAGTAGAAGATAATACTGAAAATATAGAACTTAATACTTTACAGACAGATGGATTAGACCCTAAAGGTAAGCCCATAAAAAACAGAAGAGGTAGGATTGTTGGTTATGAAAATGATAAAGAAGAAGGTTTTGATAAAGATGCATATTTTGATTTTAAAAACAATAACTATACGAATCCACAAATAGGTAGGTCTGTAGTAAGGAACAACGAATCAGATATTATTAGAGGTGAATTTAATCAAAAAGATTTATTTGCAGAGTTTGAACAAAAGATAAGACCATTATCTATATTTGAGAAATCATTTCCTAGTAATTTACGTTTTGAATTAACACCAGAAGAGAGAAATAAATTTGCTGTTAGAAAAGAAGATGGAACTATAGACCATGCAGCTACAGATAGAAAGTTTGCTGTATTAGGTGAAAACAAATATGCAAGAGCAGCAGCAGCAGGTGTATTAAATATTCCTAACGAGATCTATAAGATAGGTCGTTATATAGGTGGAGATAGGACACCTGATAATTTGTATTCTTTACAGGAGTTAGGTTTAGAGTTAGAAGATGACAAGGATGATTTTGCATATCAAACTACAAAATTCTTATCAGGCTTCTTATTGCCATATGCAGGTCTAAGTAAAACAGGTAAGGTTTTAAGTGGTTGGAAAATGCTTAAAGGTGTAAATGGTCTAGGACTTGCTAACCCTGCCTTTAGATCCTTTGTAGCAGGTAGTGTAGCCGAGACTATAGCTATAGATGCATATGACGAAAACTTTTTTAATTTTCTTATAGATGTAGATACACCATATTTAGATTTTGCAAAACCATTATTTGAAGTTTTAGCTGCTGATGAAACAAGAACAGAAGATTTAGGTGTTGCAAAATTAAGACAATTTTTAGCAGGTGGTGTATTTGGTGAAGTCTTAGGATATGGAGGTGCAAAGGTTGGACAGAAACTTATATTAGAACCTATAGGTTATGGAGCTAGAGCAACAGGTAATGGAGCTTTGTTTTTAGCAGATCAAGGAAGTCAAGTCATAAGACGTACAATGGATGAGTTTATGCCACCTACTATTCTTAGTAGAGAGCAGATAAGAAGTAGGACTATACAATTACTAAAAGATATAAAAGCAAATCCAAAAAGATTAGAGTTTTTTAGAAAACAAATAGATATTTTAAATAATGCAAATATTACTGAGACTGCTGATTTTGTGCCAGCACCTATGGCAGAAGAACTTACAGAATTAGATAGAGTCGCAAGAAGAATAGAAGATTTAGAAGTAAGAGGTGATTTGGTATTTGCTGAAGAGGGTATAGGACTAGAACCAGATATTGATTCTATGGAGTATTACACTCAAAAAATATATCAAGAATTAAGTGAAGGTACATTAAACAATCAACGATTAGATGATTTATTAAGGCAAGAACCATTGCTTACTACTAGACAAAAGAAAGATCAAGCATTTACTAGAGTTTCAGAACGTATAGAAGGATTACGTAAGTATAGAGGTATAGAACGTACAGAAAGATATTTAAATAACTTAGCAAGAGATAGAGTTATAGGTCTTGATGAAGTAGATGAAATTAGAGATTTTTTAAATTTTATAGGTAGAGAAGCATTTGACGATATTGTTTTAGAACAAGATGCTACTCTTAGCAAAGCAACATTAGGTAACTATAACTTTAATAAATCACTTATAAAACTTAGGAATACGACTATAAAAGAAGGTCGTTTAAGTGAAGTGCTAATACATGAGTTATGGCATAGTCTTAGTAGAAACTTACCGCAAAAAGAACTAAGAAAACTAACAGGAGAGTTTGCTAGGAATAGAAATAAGTTTTTACAACAACATGAAGCAGCAAAAAAAGCGTTTATAAATAAAACAAGTATTAAAGAAATGCAACTGATAAAAGATTTAGAAGCATTTAATAGAGGAGGTAAAGCAGCAAAAATTACAGCAGAAAATTTTAATGCAGTAGCTTCTAAGTATTACGATAAAGAATTTAAATTTGTAGGAGACAGTTATCAGTTTTTAAATATTGATGAATATTTTGCAGTTAATATGACAAAGATGTTTGAAGATTATGCATTTGAGTTAGAAACATTAGCACCGAAAGGAACATTTAAATATTTAACACAAATAGTATCAGAAATGTTTAGAGATACATTGGCAAGTATTAGGTCTGTATTGGGATTAGAGCAAACAAAAAATATATTTAATATGTATAAAAGAAGAATGTTTAAACAAAGGTTGAGTAATTATCCATTAGAGTTTCGTAATTTAGACAAAATGCCAACAGAGTTAGAAGCAACTCTTAATGCAAAAATGCCAGGAGATAAAGGATATAAAAGACCAAGAATAAAAGCTAGGTTCAATCGTAGGTTATATGGAGAAGGACAAGATATTACTATTGCAGAAAGGATAGCAGATGAATTATTAGAAGTAGATCCTAAAGCACCTTTTAGGATGACTAATGCAGAAGTTATAGGTTATGCACACGATAGATTACCAAAACAAGTTTATAAAGATATACTTGCTGCTGCTGGTGCTATGAATACAGGTAATCCACAAAAAAGATTAAGAGTTAAATTATTAAGAGCATTAAATTTGCAAAAAGAAATTATAGATAACATGAAAAATAATATACCTTTGTTAGAAAAGTATGCACTAACAGGGGCAGAGATACCACAAGAAATAATAGATGAAGTCGCTATAGATACTTATCAATGGATAAAATTTAATACACCTACAAAACAGGTTGTTAGTGAAGTGGCAGGTACTTTAAATTCAATAAAACTTGTAGGAGCAGAACCAGCAGAGGGAGCAATATCCACACAAACAGGAAGAAGAGCAAGAGCCAACAAAAAATTAAAAGGAAATATCAAAAAACAGGTACAAAATACTTTAGACAGAATAGAAGAAGAAGAACTATTACCATCACCAGAAGAAATATCAAAAGCTATTAGTGATATGCAGAACAATGGTGATGTAGAAGGGATTTTGACATATGCAAGAAGAATGATGATATTAGCAGATAATCCTAAACAAGCAGGTAATTTTATAACAAAAGCACCATTAACACAGGCTTTATTTAAAACAGGAAGTATTGCAAATGAATTATTTATAAATAGTATTTTGTCTGCACCAGAAACACAAATAGTTAATACTATAGGTTCATTATTTAATGTTGCATTAGCTCCTGTAGATTTATTTTTAGGTAGTGGTATTGCTGATGCTGCACTAAAAGGTAGAGCAATGAAAGAATTTATAACTATGTTTTCGACATTAGATCAAAGTTTTAGATTAGCAGCAAGAGCATTACAAGGTGGTGAAAGTATTATTGATCCTCATCATATGCTTGGTTTGCAAGATGGAATGAGAGGTCGAAATAGATATGCTATGCAGTTTGACAACGAAATGAGCAATCCATTATTAGCAGGTATAAATTTAATAGGTTCTGTATTAAGATTACCTTCTAGGTTTTTAATAGCAGGTGATGAGCTTATAAAAAACGTTGCATTTAGAAGCCATGTAACAGGAGAGTTTTATGAACAGGCTTATAGACAAGGTTTAAAAGGTAAAGAAATGGAAAAATATATACAACATAAAATAGAAAAAGTTTTTGATATTGTAGAAAAACATAAATTTAGTACAGATAAAAAGAACAAAGATATTTTAGAAGCATATTTAAGAGGTATAGATTTTGCACAAGATAAGACTTTCACTTCACAAATAGGTGGTAATGGTATTACAAATATTGGTGGTGGAAATTTTACCAATAACATTGCAAGAGCAATGAAACATCCAATAATGAAACCTATAGCACCTTTTGTCACTACACCAATAAATATAGGTAAGAGTGTTCTTAGAAGGACTCCTACTTATGCTATACCAGGTCAGCCACAAATGAACCGTACTATTGGAAGGCTAATGGCTGAACATAATGACAGATTAATTAGTCCTGATATAGCTACAAGAAATAGAGCTAATGGTGAAAGTATGACAGGTGGATTATTAATTGCATCTTTTGTGAGTTTAGCAATGGCAGCAAATAATCCAGAAGCACCTATAGCACTTATAGGAGGTGGCACTACATATAATCCTGACAAACGTAGGCAGAACCAATATGGCTTTAGAGAATTACCTTATAGTATTAGATTTTTAAAACGTACAAATGGTGTATTTGGTGAAGTGGTAAGAAATGAAGATGGTTCACCACAATATACATATATAGATTTTATTTCTAGGTTAGAACCAGTAGCATCATTACTTATGATTTCTGCTGACTTTGCAAATATAAGTAAGTTTCAAGCGGAAGAAGATGATAATAAATTAGCAGCAGTTTATCGTGTTTTAGTAGGTAATAATTTAAGTAATAAATACTTTATACAAAGTGTTGGAAATTTATTTGAATTAATGAATAATCCAGGAAAATTAGAATCATGGTTACGACAACCTGCGAATTATGCAGCAGCGATTTGGTCTTATCCTATAGGTCTTAAAAAGAGTTTACGTAGAGCTAGAGGTGAAGATTGGACATCTACATTAGGTCAAGTATATGAGAATGGTAAATTTATTGGTAAAGGTATGGGTATAGAAAAAGGTGAATTAGATCCACAAGAAATAAGTAAAGTAGATGCTGGTAATTATGAAGAAGATTTTTATATGTTTGAAGGTAATGATTTAGGAAGTTTAAAAACAAAACGTAAACCATTCTTAATGAACTCAATCGACATATTTCTTACTATGTTCAATCATACCGTTAATAACGATTTAGCACCTAGATTAGATCCTTTAACTGGTTTACCTTTTGAAAATTTTGGAACGATACCTTTTGTTGGTGGTGTTAGATATAGTCAAAGTAGTTCAGACCCTAATCAAATATTATTAAAGAAATACGATTTAAAATTAGTACCTGTATCAGATGTCTTAAGTGAGAATAGTAAAAATGTTGTTAGTAATGTAAATTTAAAATATAAAGAATTACATACATTACAGAATTTAACTGCAAGTATTAAGATAGATACACCCTTTGGAAATAATTTACAATTTAACCAGGCATTATATAAATTACAGCAAACAAGAGAGTTTAAGTCTTTAATGAAAGCATTTAATACACCACAAGATGAAAGATTTCCTGATAATGAAGCGTATGTAGAATTTCAAAATCAACAAAGAAGGTATATGAATAATATGATAAATCAACTATATAGAGCATATAAAGAACAGGCAGTAAATGTATTAATAGATAGAAAACGTGGACTTTTATCAGATGACTTTTATGATAGGGTTGAAGCTGGTAATAATCGTGAACGTATGCGTATTATGAACGAGCAATCAACCAACGCTAGTGTACAAAACATTAGTGGATTAGAAGATTTACTTAGGACTGTCTAATGGCTACTAACACTACAGCAACAGTTACAAATCATACTGGTAACGGAAGTACAAATAATTTTGCAATATCGTTTTCTTTTCTAGCTAATGATGAAGTAGATGTAACAGTTGGAGGTGTATTAAAAACATTAGATACACATTACACTATTAGCGGATCAACAGTTACGTTTACGAGTGGTAATACACCTGGTAATGGTGTTGCTGTAAAGTTTCAAAGAGATACAAATATAAGTACAAAGAAAGTAGATTTTACAGATGGAAGTGTTTTAACAGAAACAGATTTAGATGCTAATGCAGACCAGGTTATATTTGCTCAACAAGAAATTACAGATAAATTAAATGGAATAGAAGAAAATGCCACCGCAGATCAGACAGATGCAGAGATAAGAACTGCTGTAGGTAATGCAAGTGACAGTAATATTTTTACAGATGCACTAAAAAGTAAATTAGATGCAATAGAAGCTAATGCAACCCAAGATCAAACAGCTAGTGAAATAAGAACACTTGTAGAGAGTGCTAGTGATAGCAACGTGTTTACTGATGCAGACCATACTAAATTAAATAATATTGAAGCTAATGCAACTGCCGATCAAACTAACGCTGAAATAAAGACAGCTTATGAAGCAAACTCCGATACAAATGCTTTTACTGATGCAGAGAAAACAAAACTAGCAGGTATATCGGCTAGTGCAGGTGCAACTTCATTTGCTGGATTAACAGATACCCCTGCAAACTTTAGTGGTGCAGGTGGTAAAACAGTTAAAGTTAACAGTAGTGCAAATGCTTTAGAGTTTGTAGATCAAATATCAGACGTTGTAGGAGATACTACACCGCAGTTGGGAGGAGATTTAGATGTACAGGCAAGAGAAATAAATACATCTACATCTAATGGCAATATAAAATTAAATCCTAATGGCTCTGGTGCGGTAGAAGTAAAAGGTGATGGTAGTAGTAATAATGGTAAGTTACAACTTAACTGTTCACAAAATAGTCATGGTGTAAAAGTAGAATCCCCAGATCATTCTGCTGGACAGTCTTATACTATGAAGCTGCCTGATAACCAGATAGCAGCAGATAAATTTTTAAAAGTAAAAAGTATTAGTGGATCAGGTGCTACTGCTGTAGGACAATTAGAATGGGCAGATGGTGGAGGTGGAGCTACAGGTGGAGGTGGTGAAAAGATTTTTCACGAATCTGAGAATCAGATGGATAATGATTATACGATTAGTACAAATCATAATGCGGTCGTGCCGACACCTCTTACAATCAATGCTACACTTACTGTAGGTTCTGGATCAGTAGTTACTTTTGTATAAATGGCAATTTCATTAAACGGATCTACAAATGTAATAACAGGAGTAGCGGTAGGAGGACTACCAGACGGTATTGTTGATACTGATATGTTAGCTAATAGTGCAGTAAACGCAGCTAAAGCTACAGGTGGTCGTGATATAAAAATGGCAGATCAATGGAGATATACAGCAGAATTTACTCAAAGTAATACAAGTAATTATTTGGCTACAACTAATTCTTGGGAAAGACCAGATAGTAAGTTAGGAATAAATTCAAATCCTTTAGGAACTGGGATGACTCAAAGTGGCGGAATATTTACATTTCCTTCAACTGGTTATTACTTTATTTTGTTTCATGGTCTTGCAAAAGTTGATAATGATTCTTGTGAAACAAGCGTTTTTATAAGAGCTACAGAGAATAATAGTTCTTATGATAATGTAGCAAGATCCTTATTCACTATTGCAAATCAATGCACTCCAAACTACGCTGCAAATAGTATTAGTTATTTAGCTAGAGTAACAGATATTTCTAATTATAAAATACAATTTAGAGTTAGTAATTCTGGAATTAGCGTTACTTGGATGGGAGAAACTAGTGAAAATAGAATTGCAGCTACTTTTTTAAAATTAGGAGATATTTAATGATTTATACAAAATTTAATGCTGTTGATTCATTAAGACCTAAAAAAAGTTGGGTTTGGGAAGGCACAGATTATAGTGGATTTAATTATCAAGGAGAAGATGCTGCACCAACGGAATCTGAAATAGATGCTGAGGTTACTAGATTAAATAATGAAGAACCTATGAGATTGTTAAGGGTGGAAAGAGATAAAAGGTTATCTGTTACTGATTGGAGAGCTAGTTCTGATCTAACACTTTCAGATAATTGGAAAACATATCGTCAAAGTTTGCGTGATTTACCAGCTAGTGCATCGCCTAAACTTGATTCAAATGGTAATTTAGATATATCATCTGTTACTTTTCCAACAGAGCCTACATAATATGAGTTCTATTAAACTAAAACATAGCGGTGGTAATTCAGTAATCATAGCTGCACCAGATAGCAACCCTGCATCTGATCGCACTCTTAAATTACCTAGTAATGCAGATGGAACAGTTTTAACTACAACAAATCCAAAATCAGGAAATATTATTCAAGTTGTTTCTACTACAAAAACTGACGCATTTTCTACAACTTCTACTTCTTATACAGATATAACTGGATTATCAATAAATATAACACCTTCATCAAGTTCAAATAAAGTATTAGTTGATTTTGTTATAGCTTGTGGAAATAATGCAAGTACACAAAATCGCTTTCAGTTAGTAAGGCAAGTTAGCAGTTCAGATACAGTTATTAATCCAAGTGCTATGGATTCATCAACTGCAATGTTTGCTGTTGAAGCAGAAGATAATAATAATAATTATAGTAGAGCGCAAGTTATATACAGATTTTTAGATTCACCTAGCACAACTTCTCAAGTTAATTATAGATTAAGAACTTTAATGTTCAGTAGCAGTTATACTCAATATGTAAATCGTGCTGCATTTAGTACAAACACTATAGGTTCTTCAACTCTTACAGCACAAGAGGTAGCAGCATAATGGCTATCTCTTATAATTAAGGTAAAACACTATGGCACTAGATCACGAAGCGATTTATAAAGCATACGCAGGAACAGTTGTTACTATTGATGACTCTGCAGGTGCGTTTGATAAAGATGGTAAGTCAGTCAGCTTGGATGATAGCCTTGTGGCAAAAGCAAGAACTGATCTAGATGAAGAAGCAGCTAAAGTAAAATACAAAACCGATAGAACAACAAATGGTTCTAAAACGTATGACACAATCGGTAATCAATTGGACATGTTGTTTAAAGCAATTGATGCTGATTCAGATTTAAAAACTAAATTTGCTACATGGCACACTCACATAACTGAAGTAAAAAACGCTAATCCAAAACCATGAGTGAAATTAAAGTAAATTCGATAAAAGGGGTAGGAGCTAGTACTGCTGCTATTACTGTCAACAATACTGATGGAACGTGTACTGCCAATATTACTAATAATCTTAGTAATAGAAACAAGATAATTAATGGTTCGATGATTTGTAGTCAAAGGGGAAGCAGTTTTACTTCTGATGGATATACTTTAGATCGCTTTGAAAGACAACAAAGCAGCGATGGTGCTTTTACAGTGACACAATCTACTACTTCTCCTGATGGTTTTGCTAACAGTCTAAAGGTAGATGTGACAACTGCTGATACAAGTTTATCTGCGGCTCAATATGCACAAATTAAATATAAAATCGAAGCACAAGATTTACAAGACTTAGCATTTGGAACAAGTGCAGCTAAAAGAATTGTATTGTCATTTTATGTAAGATCAAATAAAACCGGTAATTACGCTTTTGCAATAATGCAAAGTGATAATAGTTTTAAAATGGCAAGTTTTCAATATACGATAAATTCTGCTGATACTTGGGAAAGAAAAACAATAATTATTGCTGGAGATACTTCTGGTGTTATTAATAATGATGTTGGCGATGGATTACTACTTCAATGGGCTTTAGCTGCTGGTAGTAACCTTACAAGTGGTTCATTAAGGTCAACATTTACAACACGAGTTGCTGCTGATCAGTATGCTGGACAAGGAGTTAATTTATTAGATTCGACTTCAAACGAATGGTATATAACAGGAGTTCAATTAGAAGTAGATCAAACTGGGTCAGGCGTGGCAACAGATTTTGAGCATAGGTCATTTGCTGAGGAGATTCAGTCTTGTTACAGGTATTATTATCATATAAAAGACAGTCAGTTGTTTGGCGGAAGAGCTGCAACAAGTGGTACGAGAGCAAAATGGACTATGATGACACCTGTTCCGCTTAGAGCAAGTCCTACTATAAATACTTCGCCCTTTGGTGACACTTGGAGTGCTACAGGATATAAGTATAACAACAGTTCTACTTCTACTACTGTGCCAACTGTTAATGAATATCTTCAAAATTCCTGTCATATTTGTTTTAGTCAATTAGGACATTCTTTAGACGATGATCGAAATTTTACATGGCAAGCCAATGTTGATCTGGCGTTAGACGCTGAACTTTGATTTTTAAGATTATGATTTTTACTTACAAATTTTTAGCATACGATTCATCAGATCCTAATGAAGATAAATTTCCATCTGTCCTAAGAAAAGAAGATGGTGCTTGTATTCCATGTGATCCTGATAACAGCGACTATCAAGAGTACCTTAAGTGGGTAGAAGAGGGAAATACAGCCGAAGCTGCTGATTAATTACATTTCCATTTTTTAAGAGCTAACCCTTTTCTTGTTAGCTTACCGCCTTTACTGGTTGCACCTTTAACACCTTTCATTCTTGCACAAAAAGATTTACGTCTTTTAGCAGCTTTACTACCAGGTTTAACTTTTCCTGTTACTGGTGCTTTAAGGTTACTACCTGTTTCTCTATTAATTTTATCTCTACCTTTTTTAGTAAGACCACCAGTTTTACTTTTGTGTTCTTTACGTAGCCTTACAGATTTAGCCATTAGTTAGATATACCAAATACGTTACTTTCAGCTAATCTTCTTTGTACTTCATGTTGAAAAGCAATATCAGTTTTATATCTAGGATCTCTCATAGCAGCTACTACTTCAGCATTAGATCTAAATACCTTTGTATTAGGACTAGAAGAAGTCTGACCACTAATTAATTTAGGTTCTACACCCATTGCATTTCTATACCTGGTAAACATTTTTTGCACAGCAAGAGTAACTTGTGGAATGTTTCTTTTTTCAGCATCTACAATTTTATCAAACTCTTGTAATTCTTCTTTAGGTATATTGCCATCCATCCATTGCAGCATTTCTAAATATTTTTCTTCACCACCTGCAATACCTACAATATCTTCATACTCAGGAAAAGAAGGATCAGCAGCAGGTTGTGTGCCCTCTTGTGGCTGCAAGCCATTAAGATAGCTATCTATAAGGTTACGAGGTAAACCTGTCTGTTCTAGCTGCTTGTAGTGCTCTTCTGTAATAGTTCCGTTGTTTTCCTGGTAATGTTTATTAATAGCAAAAGGATCTATTTCACTTTGTTCAAATAGTTCTCCTAATTTTTCTCCATACTGTTGTCTTGCAAGGTCATAATTTACAGAACCATCTTCCTTATATTCAACTACTTCTTCTGCTACTGGTTCTTCTTTAGTCTTTGCAACATCACCTAGCTTACCTTCTAACTCTTTATAGCTTGCAGCTAGATCTTCTACACTATTAAACTTACCTAAAATCTTACCGTTCTCAGATGTGTTTTCATCAGCATACTTCTGCAAGTCATCTTGTGACATTGGAGGAGTTTCGTTTGATTGTAAAGATGCTTTCATAATTTTTTAGTTCATAGTAATAGTATTACCATTAGCAGTAATTTTTTCAACTGGCTCGCTAGGTTCTGGTGTATCGTTAACACCTAAACTACTTACAATAGCTTTTGCTTCTGTAGTTTCTTTAGACGGTTTGTTGTCCTTCTTGGGTGATTTGCTGGTTGGCATTTGGTGTTACCTCATTTTGTAATAGTTGTGCTTCTGCTTGATTTTTAGGATCAAGTAATTTATGACCCTGTAATGCAGATGGAGCTAAGTCCTTGAGTAGTTGTTGCTGTTGTTCAGCTTGCAACTCTTGGGCTATTTCTTCTTTTGATTTTATCAAATTTAAAGTTTCTATACCAACGCTATTAGCTAACCTAATAATTGCTTCATCTATATTCATATATCTTCTCATTACATCTACACCTAATGCTTGAGCTATCGTGCCTATAAACTCTATAAGTTTCTGTTTATCAGCATCCCTTCCTAAGCCATTTATACCTGTAACTATTTTAGGTCGTACTAATTTATCAGGTAATTTCGGTGCTTTACCTGCCCTTATAAGTAGATGTAATTTTCTACGTAAATATTTTATTTGAAACTCACTACTTAATACAGAATAAATCCCTCCTAACGTAGCTTCTAAAGCATTACTCATTATCTGTATCTCAGTACTGGTAACACGTTCTGCATCCCTTTGTATGCTCTTTGTCATAAGAAAAGCATCTTCTAATCTTTTTTCTATAGTTTGTTTTGCCTGGAAAGCTACAGCAAAATCATTACCTTTGTTTGTTTGCAAGGTAGTAACATCAGTAGATAGTCCTTCTCTTACTGCACCATTAGGTGCATGACTTACAGCTTTAGCAGAAGTTACACCATTAGGATTTATAAAATATACTGTACGTGCAGATGCAGCAGCACCTTCTATTATTGCTTGCATCAATGCTTCTAAGCTAATTAGATCTCCTTTATATTCATTTACATATGAAGTACCATAATTAGTATCAGTTTGAGTCCAACGTAAAACAATAAAAGGTGATACATCAACAGGAGAGATACCATCAGTACCAGGTATTTTTTCACCCCTGCACTCTTGAAACCATACATGATTATTACCTTGACGTTCTACTTTTGTATATATATCTATTTCTGCATCTTCCATTGAATCTGCGTCATAGTTTTCTTTTTGTTTTATTTGTTCAAAAAATTCTGGATCTAATGCTTTTGTAGATACAGACTCCTTTGTAATTATTGTCAATACATTACCTACCTCATCCCTTTGTACGACATAACGATCTAAATAATAAACCTTTAATCCATCTTCAGTTATGTATAACAACACATTACCTACAACAATTAAATGTTTTAGAGCTTCAAACATAGCTACTCTATCGTTGCTGGTTTCTATATCTGCCATCACAGCATTTTCTAAACTACGTAAACCTTTATCTATCTCAGCCATTATTTCAGACTGTCCACTTTTTTGTAGTTCTAATTCATCAATTATTAATTTAAAGAATGGTGTGTTAGGTGGTATTAAAGCCATCAACATTTTTGCTGCAAGGCTATTAGTACCAGCAGCACCAAGAGCTTGGTATGGTGTTTTTATTTTTTGTTTTTTTGCAGAATTATTATTAAATAAACTAGGTATTGTTAATTTTGCACAGTCATCACCATCACGTTCATATGATGATCTATCAACTGTCAGAATGTTATATAAACTTTCTGCTGTTTTTTGTGTTTCCATTTTAGTAATTTAGATTGCCACTTGCTGTACCACTAGCAAATAATGGTATTCGTAACGAGCTAGTACCTAACCTTCTTCTTGAAGTAGCAGCACCAGTTCTATTAGAACCTAAAGGATTTGTTGTCTTTGTTTCTTTTCTCTTACGACCAGTAACAGGAGCATCCGCAGTCCTTTCGGGCATTGGTGGTGTAGGTCTTGGTTCTGGTAATGGTGGTGGTGACGGTGGCTTCGGGAAAATACACATTAAATTTGACCCTCTAATACTGGTTCACTAAGCATTGTTTCTTTTTGTCGTTCTTGATGTTTCTTTAGGAAATCTACAACTGATCTTTGACCAGCTTTGTACCATACTTCTCTATCAGTCCAACCTAAATCTGGTGGTTTGCTAGGGTAAATAGAATCTAAAGCATCTAGCAATTCATCAGTAAGTACTGGTAAATCACTAGCAGACATAAAAAAAACTAAATAACTTTACTTTAATATAACGTGCAACCGCAAAATATCACACTCTTGGTTCTCAAAACGTAGGATTCCATAGCTTAACTTCTCCTGTAGTGTAGTCATAATCACCCTCTCTTAGTATTCTTACAAGTCGAGCATTTAATATAGCATCAGAAATACCATTACCTTTCTTTTCATAAGTTTTTACAACTTGATTCCACATAGATTCTAAGTCTTTACTACTGTCTAAAAGTTTATTAGCTGATACCATACCTAAACCTTTTATACCTGGAACACCATCTGTAGCGTCACCTGCTATTGTCATAGCCATAAAATTTCTATCCGCTTGTGATTTTGTTATTAGTTCTAATGTGTCACCTGCCAATAGTAGTCCTGGTATAGTTCTCATGTCTTTATCTACAGAGACTATAACTGGTTCATCATATCTACCATTTGTACTGAGCAAACCTAATACGTCATCACCTTCTAAATTAGGATAACTAATAGATTTATAAGTATCTTTTACTTCTTTAATAACATTATGTAAACCTAACGGATGTCTTTTATCTATTCTGTTTAATTTGTATTCTGTAAATATTTCATGTCTAAAAGTTGGGTAACTTGTAAAACACATAATAAGATCATCACTACCTTTATAACCTTCTGTCTGTAAGACATTTAGATAATATTTTATTTTAAAATCTATCATGCTCATTGCTTCACGTTCATCCATTATTAGTTGATGGTTATATCTGTCGTATCTAATATCATGTTGAGCAGCACAGCAACAAGAATAGATTAAGTAATCTGCGTCAATAAGTAATGTCATTAGAAAAAATTAGGTAGTGCTCTAAGTCGAGAAGTTTCAGAGTCGTACAACAACTTATCTACTTCTCCTGTCATTCCTGTATGCCTGGATTTTAATATCTTCATTTGCAGTTGTGACCTTTCATCAGCAGAGTTAGATAACTGATTTCTTACTAGAGATATGCATAAATCACTCATCTGTACTAATCCATGAGATCCACGAAAATCTCTTAAACTTACCTCCGCACCTTCTTCATGTCCTTTACCATCAGGTCTGCGTAAGTGAGTGACTACAAGTAAACAGATATTAGTTTCTTCTATAAGACTACGTAGTTTTGTAGATAATATGTCTAAACTTTTTCTCTCGTCATTATTTTCTATGCCAGAAACAACTATAGATATATGGTCTAGTATCACTACATCTACACCATCTGTAGTAGCTAGGTTTCTTATCTGCGATAGTAATATATCAGGTTCTATACTGCCAAAATGATTATATAAATAAAGACTTCGTGTACCTGTTAATTTATCAAATGCAGCTTTTACAGCAGTTTTATCTATAGCGTCCTGTTTTAGATGTAGAGGTGTGTTTAAGTCAATAGAAACTAATCTCATTAGTGACCGTTGTACTGACTCTTCTAGGGCTATATAACCTACTTTTAGACCACTCTTAAGAAAGTGACTAGCAAACTCTCCGCATAATGTAGATTTACCTGCACCACTACCTGCTGCTATAGCAACCATTTGCGTAGGAAATAAACCGCCAGTAAATTTATTCAATTCTGGATATGGATAATCACATATAGGTTTACTTGTCTCTTTACTAAATAAATCCCAAGCATCAGCAGCATTTATAATATGATCTGTTCTACAAGGTTGTGCTTTCCATAAAATATCTTTTAGTTCTTCTCCACGTTTTGCTACTAATAAATCATTAACGTCATTTATATCATCAGGTAATCTTGCTATCGCAGCTTTACCTTTAGGTAATACTTTTAGTGCTTTATCTGCACCAACTTCACCAGCATTATCATTATCAAAACAAATTACAGACCTACAAAATTTATTTATAAATTCATATTCTTTTGATAAATATTTAGCTGCTGACTGTACACCAGAAGGAACTGATACACAAGGAAAGCGGTGATTAAAAATTTGACTAGCTGCCATGCAATCAATTTCGCCTTCAAAAATTGATAAGAAAATATCTCCTGTATTTTGTATTCTGCAATTTATCTGACCATATAACTGCACCTGACTTATATCACCTATCCATATAAATTTTTTGTTAGCAAACCTTATATGTTGAGCTATATCTATACCTTGACTATTTTGATATGTTGCTACCTGGCATTGCTGACCTTTGTATTCACTAACACCATATTTGAATAGTTCGCAAGTCTCTTTAGTGATTCCACGTTTAGGTAAGTCGGTGTATGTAACAGGTAATAGTTTCACTTCTTTTTTAAATACTGGTTGTTGTATAGGTTTTGGAATAAATTTTTTTTGTGGTTTTTTATCTGGGTAATAACTGTAATCACAGTCAACAGAAAAACAATAAGCATGACCATCATCAAACCAAGCTAAATTATCTTTTGATTTACATTGTGGGCACTCAGTTTTTTTTACATACTTGCTTTGCATTTTGCCAATCTTTAATAAGTCGTTTTAATTCAGAAATGCGTTTCCTAGCATATTTAATTTTATCTTTAGTTTGCATACCAATCGTCAGGAATAAATTTATCGCAATATTTAAACCCATGTCTCGTACACCATTTGGCATACGAGATAGAGTTTTTAGCTTTAGATAATTTAGTTTTGCTGTTTTGAAAACAGAATCTAATATCTAGTTCGGGTCTAGCCTTCTTGATAATAAGATGCTTTCTTCTGTCCTCTTTTGAGAAGTACCCCTTTGTTTCAACAATAAAATTGTCGAGGATAAAATCAGGCTTGTAGCAGCAAGTAATTTCATAATCTATTTCAAGAGATTCATAGGTAAATACAATTTTGTTTTTGTTTAGTTTAGTAGCAAATTCTTTTTCAAACTTGCTTTTGTACTTATTACCAATCACTTGCACTTGCTGGTTGTTTTATAGGTTGACCTGGTTCATCATCATGGCTATTAAAAGTTACATTTTGTGTAACAGGTTTAAATCCCATATCTTCTGGTGATGACATTCCATCCCAAGCTACAAAGTTTCTAACTATTACAGAAACAGGTTGTATTCTTAAACCTACTTCATCTAATTCAAAACCTTGCACACGTAAATATGCTTGACCTCTTGACTCAGGACTTATTTTATCAAACTTTGCTGACTCATCCCTTGTAAGAAAAACTACTTTATCACCTACTTGTTGTGCAAATTTTGGTGGTGGTAATTCAAATTCAGCACCTTGTTTATTAGTTCTTTTACCACTAGGCATACGACAATATACTTCTAATCCTTGTTCTGTTATTTTCCAATATTCTTTAGGTGCTCCATCTTTTGTACGTGACCAGGTAAATTTTTTATCTGGATTTTCTCTACGTAATTGGTCTTTCCAATCAATTTTATATTGTTCTAATTTATTAACCATAAACTCTACTGAGTTTTGTGGTTCTGTTCCTGGCAATCCTATATCAGCAGGTATAAATGTATCGTCTGGTTTAAATACAAGTGTTAGCTGATAGTATCCATACTTAGGTTCTGGTTTATATAACCATGCATAAGTTAAGTTTGCATAAGGTGTTGTCAACATTAAAGTTGGTGCTTTGCTTCCCATTGAGATTCATTGAATGTATTTTAAGAAACGTCTTATAGACGTTTAAGTATATTAACGTCAATACATATAGTGTCTAGGTATATCTTCAACTAAATACATATGGTGCATTGATTATATGATTTAAATCAAAGTTACCTAATGGTTTTAGGTTTTTATATAACTCACATCTATTAGACCAGGTATATAAATTTACTAAATTTTTCTTTACTTGTTTTATAAATGGTTCTATTTCTTGTGCGTTAGCAGCAAAACTATCATGTATAGTAACTAAACTTTTAAATCCTTTTGCTTTATATACTTCTGATAATGCTAAATGTACGTTAGCTGCGTCATAACTATGTACAAAATTAGGTGTAATACTATTTCTTATTTTCTTTTTATCTAATGTTTTAGTGTCGTATGTATAACATAACCATAAACTAGACTCATTAAATTTTGTTCTTACCTGTTTAGATTCTTTTATATAATAATTTTGTTCAACAATAAAACCTGATGGTGTAGTCCATGTTGTAGCTTGACTATCTTTTAAATAATCCATTACATATTTACAAGAAGGAAATATTTGATCTAATGCAGTTCTTATTTGTTTTACTAAAAAATGTAAATGACTATTTGTTATATTGTCATTCCATTTTTTTGTTTCTAAATAATTAATCATACCAAAATCTGTTCCACCGTAAGGGATCATAAGAATTGGTTTTTTTATTCTGTTTCTATCTAAGTTTTTATCATTTAATAAATCCTTACATTTTCTTGTATCAGAAAAATTAAATCGTGACATATAATTTAAATTATATCTTAGTTTTTCTAACACTAAGCTATAAAGATCTTGTCTATTGCCTTTAGTTAGGTTAGTAGCTACAGCTAACTTCTCATCTTTTGTAAGGCAAGCTATATGTTGATAAGCATTATTAGTACCATCTAAATGTATAGGTAAACCAGTTTTATAATTACTATCATCCATATATTTTTTATATTCCAAACACCATGCAAGAAACTGAAATGGTTTATTTGCTTTACTCCATAAGGTTACGTTACCTATAGGATCACTAGCAATTTGTTTTGCATATCTACTACCAGTATTTCTTACCCATGCACTACGTTCCATAAAAGATGCACCATCATTAGTCCATAAGTTATAACCTGCTATTTGAAACCATTTCATACTGTAGTCTGTATAGCTTAGAGAAACAGGCTCATCAAACAAATGTAGTGACCTGGCTAAATCATTACCTTGTGGATTTAGATGTGGTGTAACGCAATATAATCGTCCTCTAAAGTCCGATTGAAATACATGGTAGAAAGTTTTATCTATATATTTTTCAGCAATATTAATAATAGATAATATCAATAATCTCTTAGATCTTATGCTTGCGTTATAGTCATGTACTTTTGCAGCTTCGTATCTATATTTATCTCTAGCTACTTTATTTGTATCTATATCATGCGGTTTTGGTGGCAATGGCATAGGTTCGCAGTCAAGAATATCACTTTTGTTATCAAACAATTCTTTTACTATCTTTAAAATATCTTTATTTATGATCCAACCTACTTCTTGCAATGCATTTACAGCATTATAAAAATCTACAGGATTAGCTTTATCTAATTTATGCAAAAAGTTTTTATTTTTAGTCTTAACAATATCTAATTTAGATAAACGTGGTGTATGATAACCACCATCAAAAGGATTAGTCCATTTTCTAGGTTTTATAATGCATGGTTGATAATAAGGTACAGCAATATTTTTATTCATTTTTTGATTATTAATCCATTCAATAGCACTATCAGTAAGTTGTAGATATTTATTTGTGCTCTTACTACTACCTTTAGTTCTAACAACAGTTGTAGTTAATTTTATAGATGACTGTATAATCTCTACTAATTTTGCCCCTATGCGTAATTTATCTTCCTGTTTCCAACCTTCAAAAATATGATTTGATTTATTCATATGGTGTATTAATACTTTACGTCTATATCTGCTATGCCTGGTATCTCTTAAATGATGTTTTATATCGTGAAAATATTTTTTATCACATTCTTCATAAAAACAATACCTTAATTCGTCTTCTAATCTAGTTCCTATTTGTATTGCTACTGAATTGAATGTTCTTTTATTCCATGCTGTAGCACCATCTAGTATTACTTTTAAAGCTATAAAACTTACTACATATAAATCATCAAACTCACTTAATAAATTTGCAGTTCTTGACTTACGACCTGCTTTACCTGACTTTGCATATTTTATAAATGCACTTAATTTTTTTGTTACCTTTTCTATTCCACAATAAATAATTCCTCTGCTGTAATCATTTTCACTTTCTTTACCTTGCTTTTTATTTGTTTCTCTTATTTTATTTAATCGACTTATACCTAAATCGACCATACTGTTTTCTAGTTCTACTTGATCTTCATAATTCATTAGCCATACCTACATACTTATGTAAATCGTCAGGTGAAAAGTGTGCATATGCCATAGTTTGCTCTAATTTGTTATGACCTACCCATTTACTAACTATAGGTATTGGTATTCCTTTCATAATCATTCTTTTTATTGCAGTATGACGCAATATATGAATAGTAAAAGTCTTATCTTTACCTTTACCTAGATCAGTTCTAACCTTATCCCATCCTTTATCTAACCAAAACCAGTTATAAGGAAATATACGTTCATTATCTTCCTTCCATTCTGCATACAAACTAATAATTTCCATACATTTATCAGTCATAGGTACAGCAATAGGATTATTACATTTTCTTTTTTCAAATAATATCTGTTTTCTATCAAAATTAATATCTCTTTTTTTTAAACCTAATAGTTCTCCTGATCTACATCCTAGTTCTAACAATACCTGGCATATATCTTTATGCTCTATAAAACCTAATAGTTTAAATTTATTCCATAGTTCAATAATTTCATTATCATTCAAATGTGGAATAACTCTTTTAGTTCTAGGTAAATTGCGAGGAAAAGTTATATTAGTTTTATAACCTTCTTCGGCCATAGTTTTTAAAGTGGATTTTAAATATCCAGTTCGCATATTTATAGTATCGTTAATATTTTTTTCTACGTTTTTACCGTAGTCTATTAACTTACTTACATCCTTAGATGTAATTTGATCTATCTTTTTATTACCTAAGATAGCTATGCATTGCTTTATCAGTCTTATGTACTGACTAGCGGATTCCTGACCGTTTTTATATCGGCCATAATGAGTCATCATTGCTTCATGCAATGTAGGGATTTTAGTTTTTGGCATTTAGTAACCTGTTTAGTTGTTGCTGAGTTTTATCAAATTCGACAATATATTCCTTCATAGTAATTTGATTAGCTTCATCTTCCCAGACTCTAGTTAGTTCAGCTAATTTAGCTTCTAACTTTTCTATCTTGGCAAGTCTAGCTTTTTTAAAATCTTCATTTAAGTCGTTCATCTTTTTCTACTGCAAGTTTTACTAATTCATTTAAATGATAAAAATGTAAATCTTTTTTATACTCTTCTTCACTTATCTCCCTTGTACTGAAGCTAAAACCGCACTTAAGGCACTTTCTACGTCTATAGGTATAGTTAAGGTCAGTTCTAACTTCATTAGCACCTCTACCGGTACGTGTAATCGTTACCTGGTTTTGAGTGCTGCTACATTCTGGACATTCAATCATTACTTTCCTCTTTTTTTATTTGCAAGTATTTACTATCTAACTTTTCTACACATAAATCCCATGCATCTTCATGGGATATGTCTAATAATTTAGCTAGTTCTTTAGATAAATCTCTTAGATGACTAGCTATTGCACTTAAATTGTAAGGATAATCACTCATTAATCTACCTCTATTTCTAAAAGTGTTTTAACACATTCTCTTTTTAATAAAGATATGCACTCTTTTTTATCTAATTGTTTACGTGAAACATTAGGTAAAAGTTGTGGTATGTTACTACTTCTACCTAAAATCCTACATAACCTTTCATGTATGCACTCTAACTCTATTAAAGTTGCATAATCCTTTCTTTTCATAATAAAAAACCTTAATGACTAACTTTTTTAATTTTGCCAGGATGACAAAAATATTGATCCTGTTTTGCCAGGATGCTATATACAATAATCTATAATGCTATAAAAAACAATAGATTATTATATATTCAGTAAAAAATACCTGGTATTTCTACCAGGCATATTAATTTAATCGTCATTCTCATCATGTCGATAAAATTTATAAGTAGATGAATCATCATCACTTGCTAGTCTTACCCAATTATTAGGGCAGTTTTCTAACCAATTATGAAATTCATCATCCATTAAACTACGATCATATGTCATAGTCTTAATCCAATAGATACTTACGTTTTAATTTATCGTAAGTTGATTGACTACAACTTGCTAGTTTGCAGTAGCTAGTTTGTTTAATCATCCAATCATGCTCTAATAAGATAGGGATCATTCTCTGATCCCTTATTGGTGTATTAAATAAAGACATATTACTTATTACCTAAATAGTTAGCATTAACCTGTACAGGCATAATTAAAAAGGTTACGTTAGTTTCCTCTAACCTATTAAAATCTAATTCTGATTTAAAGATAACCGGTGATGTAGGTTTATTAGAAAATAAAGTGCTAACTTTATTACTACCTAAATACTTATGAATAGCATTAAAGTATAAACCTAAGTACTGACTATTAAAGCCAATACCATTACCAGGCAAGCAATCTAATTTGTCAGGTATTAACTGACTTGTATCAGGATAAGTAGCATTAACCTTTTCATAAGTACTAAATGACTTATTAGTAGCATGCCACACTTGAAAAGTATTATCACTATAAAAATCTACATTAGTAGCTTTTATATCTGATTTATTAAAATGATCCTTATGTATCAAGATAGATTTATCATAAGAAAAATCATAAAAATCATTTATACTACCTTCCCATCTAAATAAATAGTGCCCATTAGTTGACTCTATAACAATAGAATTAGTTTTTTCTACTTTATAGCAGTTAATGTACTGTAAAACGTGCCTACTTTCATCCTTACTTGCAAACTTACTAGCTAGATGTAGCACTTGATAAGGCAATTTGGCCTGGATGATAGCTTTATCATTAATAGAGACTTTATTCTCTAATACTGTTGAAGTCATAATAAATAAAAAATTGACTAACTTTTTAATAGGATTAACTTATTAAGAAAATCCTATATAAATAAACCAGGTATATTAAATACCTGGAATATTTATAAAGGACTATCAATAACCAATTAAATATAAAAACTTTTTATATGTAATTTTGTTATCAAAGTATAAAGCTATGCAGTCATAAAGGTGTAAATCAGAATAACCTATTAAATCTAGTTCTAATTGTTTCATAATTAAGCATTAACTAAATTCTTAGTACATATATAAGGTTTTTCCCTACTTCTACCTACGTCTATATAGCAATAATAAGCAATGTGATGATAATCAGTCATAATATCCGATTTATCAAACCATTTATCACCTTTCATAGCTTT